GCGCAATTAATGTAAACTATACTGTTTACGAACAATATACTGCAAACGCAGCTGGAACTTCTGTAACATTCACAACAGCAAATGGTACTTTTGAATCATATGCTGGTGTTTCTAATTATGTTTTCACTAACGTAACTACTGGTCTTACATTTACTCCAGCAGCAAATCAAGTATCTATCTCAGGAACAAGTTTAACTGTATCTGGGTTGACTTCAGGTCAAGCTGTTTCTGGTAACGTAGTAAGTGTTGTTGCTGGTGTGACAAGAACTGGTACTGGTAACGAAAAGAGTAAAACTCTTGTAACAACAACAGTTGTTATTAATAATCAGTCTCAAGCCCAAGCATCTTTTATAACTCTGCCAAATGCTGATTTATTTAAAATGATTAGCATTCGACAAGCTGATGGTCAAGCATGGGGAACTACCCCAACAAATAGTCAGTTCGTTACTGACATTTCTGAGAATTATACAGTAAATAATGGTCAAACATTAGAGATGTATAATCTTGCTTCATTAGTATTGAATCCATCTTATAACGTACCAACTGCTCCAATTCAAGTAACATACCAATACTTTACTCATGGTCAGGGTGATTACTTTACTGTTAACTCTTACAGCGGTATTGCGTATAACGATATCCCTGCTAACCAACGCGATGCTATTGACTTTAGACCACGTGTTGCTGATTATGTTTCTGGCACTGCAATAAACTTTAATGGTTCTGGTTCTTCATATACTCCAGTTCCTAAACGTGGTGTTTATTTTACTGCGGATTATAGTTACTACCTACCAAGAACAGATAAAATTGTAATTGATATTAATGGTAATTTTAGTGATATCCAAGGTGTACCTTCATTAACTCCAGGTGCTCCTGCTGATGTTGCAAATTCAATGTCATTGTATACTCTTGCTCTAGAGCCATACGTGTTCTCTGTTAACGCAAGCAGTGTAACTCCAACTAGTATATCAACAAGAAGATATACTATGGCAGATATTGGTAAATTAGATACACGTATTTCTAATCTAGAATATTATACTTCACTATCAACTCTTGAACAATCCACTCAATCCATGCAGACTACTGATAGTTCTGGATTGACACGTTTCAAGAATGGTTTTGCTGTTGACAATTTCTCTGGCCAACTTGGTCTTGGGGATCCAACAAATCCAGATTACTTGTGTTCGATTGATACACAAAGCGGGATTCTTCGCCCATATTATAATGTTAATAATGTAAAACTTATTGAGTTGAATTCAAATAATTCTCAACGAGCTGCATCTAATTATCAAATTACTGGTAATATTATTACATTACCATATACAACAACTCCATTAATAACACAACCTGTTGCTTCTGAGTTGGAAAACATCAATCCTTTTGCTGTTTACACATTCTTGGGTAATATTAATATTACTCCTTCAACAGATGACTGGTTTGATACAACTAAGTTGCCAGATATTGTTAATAATGTTATGGGTAACTATAACACGATTTTAGCAATTGCTCAAAAATCAGGTGTTGTTGGTGAGAATGGTATGGGAACAGTTTGGGGTGCATGGCAAACTGTTTGGACTGGACAACCAGTCGTTCAACCTGGATCACTAGTAACATTAAATCAAAGTAATTCATCAGCTGCTACTTTAAATGCTCTTGGTGGTAACTGGCACTCAGCTGGTAACTGGAGTTTACGTACTCTTACATATGAAACAACTGCCACACAGATAAATCAGGTAAGTACTGGAATTCAAACAAGCATTCAAAGCACAACTGATTACCAAACTGTTGGCACTAATATTGTTTCTACTGCTGTTATTCCTTATATCCGCTCAAGAAATGTTCTTGTTCAGGTTATTGGTTTAAAACCACAAACTAGAATTTACCCATATTTTGATGGTGTCTCTGTTGATGCATATTGCACACCATCTACTAATATGGTTTACACATTAGCCTCTGGTTCTTTTGATGACTCAACTAATGCGGGTGCATTAGGTTCTGTTGCTGCTCGTCAAATAGCTGGTGATCCAGCTGTTTGTTTAAATTCTGGTGATGTTATCAAAGGTGCTATTAGTAACGCAACTGCAGTTATTATTAACAAATATACTGATTATACAACTAATGCCCTTCACTTAGAATTAGCAAATGTTATTGGAACATTCCAAACTAATGAAACAATCACTGGTTCTATTTCTAACGCAGTTGGTGCGGTAGTTTCTGTTACTACCCCATCAAATACAAATCTAGTAACTAATAAACTTGGTCAATTAAACTTCCTGTTTGATATTCCAAATAATTCTTCATTAAGTTTCCGTACTGGTTCTCGTATATTTACTTTGTTAGATACTAATACATTTACTGGTCAATTTACAACTAAAGCAACTGGAACATACACTGCTTCTGGAACTTTACAGACTGAACAAACAACAATTAATGCTGTACAAAATGCAACTGTTGTTTCTGAGCAAGTTACTCAAAATCAAACCATCTACTCAACTGGAACTAAAGTTGTATCAGATACTGGTTGGTATGACCCACTTGCTGAATCGTTCTATATTTCTTCTCCAGGTGGAGCATTCTTAACATCAATTGATATTTACTTTGCTTCTAAAGATCAGAATGTTCCTGTTACATTACAATTACGTAACATGGTTAATGGAACTCCTGGTTCTTTAATTCTACCTTTCTCTGAAGTAACATTAAATCCAGATCAAGTTAACATCTCTTCAAATGATGTTATTATTAAAGATGGTTCTTCTTGGCCAACTTTTGACACTGCAACGAGATTCACATTCCCAACTCCTGTCTATGTTCAGGATGCTACTGAATATTGTTTCGTGTTAAAATCTGATTCCAATGGATATAATGTCTGGGTATCAAATATTGGTGACATAATTCCAGGAACTGACACTGTTATTACTGATCAACCATACGCTGGTGTTATGTTCTTATCTCAGAACGCATCAACTTGGACACCTGATCAGAATCGCGATATTAAATTTACTATCAATCGTGCTGTGTTTAATACAAGCGTTGTTGGTAATGTTGAATTTACTAATGATGTTGTTCCTTATGACAATTTAGAAAAGAACCCATTCCAAACTAACGTAGGATCTAATACTGTTCGTGTTTGGCATTATAACCATGGTATGCCAGTTGGTTCAACAGTTACTATTGATGCTTCTCAATTAGATCAAGATATTACTGGAACAATCACAACATCTGCGACTTCAGCAACTGTTACTGGTACTGGTACTGCATTTACTACGCAATTGGTTGTTGGTTCTTGTCTATATGATGATAACATGACTCTAATTGGTCAAGTAGCTTCTATTGCAAGTAATACATCATTAACATTAACTGGTAACGCATCAGAAGCATTAACTGGTTACCAACCAGTATACATCAATCCAATTAATGGTATTCCTGCTTCTCAAATTGTTGGAAATCATACTATTTCCAATGTTTTGCATGATGCTTATACTATTACTACAAGTTCTACAGCGACTGTTGCTGGGTATCAGGGTGGTTCTGGTTGGAGAGCAACTAAGAACATTCAGTTCGATGTTATCAATCCAACTGTTCAGATTCAAACATTCCCACAATGTACAACTAACTTCTCAGCTAAGACTACTAGTGGTAAATCAGTAAATGGTGGAGAAACTCCTTACATTACTAACAGCGTGTTTACACCTTGTTTGAATGGTAGCAATAATACATATTTTGCTCCACAGATGATTGCTTCTCAAGTAAACGAAACTACTAATTTGAGTGGTAATAAATCATTAACATTCTCTGCTACAATGAGCACAACTGTTGATTCTGTATCACCTGTTATTGATACTACTCGCGCAAGTTTAATTTGCGTATCTAATGCAATCAATCAACCAACTGAATCTAATACTGATCTAGCTGCTCTTGATATTATTGCTGCATTTAGTGGTTCGACTGGTGCGTTTACTTTAACTGGCAATACCATTACGTCAACTAACTATGCGGTTCGTGCTGCTCTTGCAACTATTACTCCTGGAAGTTATATTACAATTACTAATGCAACTAATATCGCCAACGATATTACTGTCATGGTAACTGGTTACACTGATACAAGTCCAGGATTATTTGCTTCTACTTCTACTGGCACTGGCACTCTAACAGTAAACGGCACATTTACTACTGAGTCTACTTCACCAGCAACTGTTTCTCTTCGTCAATTATTCGTTGATGAAACTGGACCTACTGGAAGTTCTGTTATAAGTAAGTATGTAACTCAACCAATTAAATTGGCTGCGGCTTCTACTTACACTAAGGTATTAATTTCT